TGACGCCGAACGCAAAAGTCAGCGGCGCCGGCACGGCGTCCGCTGAACTGCCGGGTTAGCGCCCGGCCTACTACGGAGAACGAAATGGACGAAAACGAAGACATCTGCGGCCTTTGCGGTCTTCCGGGGGCGGACAAGATTCCGCACCCGATCCACTGGCCTGATGAGCGTGTGCCTGACACGGATTTGGTGCATTCCGATTGCGAAGCAGAAGAGTGCGCGAGAGCAAGCGCGCTGTGCCAAGGCGCGGCGCGTGACAAGTTTTTGCGAGGCTGCTACTGAAATGGGCGCTAACACCTGTTGAACGGCGCCGCACAACCTGAGACCCCCGACCATGATCCTCTACGCCGACCTGGAAACCTATAGCCCCGTCCCGATTGCCTTCGGGACCTGGGCCTATGCCGAGCAGGCGGAGGTGATGCTGTTCGCCTACGCCATCGACGACGAGCCGGCGCAGTGCTGGGACCGCACCAGCGGCGCCGCCATGCCGGGAGACCTGCTGGCGGCCCTGCTGGACGCCGACGTCGTTGTTGGCCACAACTGGGGCAACTTCGACCAGGTAGTCCTGCGCGTCACGGGGTTTGCCCCCCTGCCCGACCTGGAGAAGGTCCACGACACCATGGTCCAGGCCTTGGCGCACTCACTCCCGCCCGGCCTCGACAAGCTGGGCGAAGTGCTGGGCGTCCCCCAGGAGCTGGCCAAGATCAAGGACGGCAAGCGGCTGATACAGCTGTTCTGCAAGCCGAGGCCGAAGAACCAGAAACTGGACCGCGCCACCTGGCACACCCACCCCGAGGAATGGGCGCGCTTTGTTGGGTACGCCAAGAACGACATTGAGGCCATGCGGTTCGCCTACAAGAAGATGCCAAAATGGAACTACCCCGGCAACAAACAGGAGTACCAGCTGGGGTTGTTGGACCAGGACATCAACGCCCGCGGCACGGCCATTGACCTTGATCTGGTGCGCGCCGCCCTGGCCGCGTCGGACAGGATAAAAGACCAACTCGCCGACGAGTGTGACACTATTACTGAGGGCGATGTCGGAGCCACCACTCAACGGGACGCGCTGCTGCGCCATCTGCGGGAGGTGTACGGGGCCGACCTCCCGGACCTGCGCGCCACCACCGTAGAGGCCTTCCTGGCCTCTGGCTACCATGGCGGCGAGCCCGACGTACCCGAACCCGTCCTGGACCTGTTGCGCAACCGCCTGGCCGCTACCAGGACCAGCACGGCCAAGTATCTGAAGATTATGAACGCCACCAGCAGCGACGGTCGGCTGCGGGGCCTGCTCCAGTTCAATGGCGCTTCTCGCACCGGGCGCTGGGCTGGCCGTACCGTACAGCCTCAAAACTTCCCACGACCCGCCAAGCGGGTAAAAAAATCCTGGGAGCAGACGGTCGAGCTTATCAAAGCCGACGTCATCGACTTGGTTGACCCCAACCCGATGGAAGCCATCTCGTCGATTCTCCGCGCGGTCTTCCTCTTCGATGGTGGTGCGGTAGCCGACCTGGCCAACATCGAGGGCCGTGTGCTGGCCTGGCTCGCCGACGAAGGTTGGCGGGTCGAAGCCTTCCAAGCCTATGACGCCGGCACCGGTCCGGATTTGTACAACCTGGCCTATGCCACCGCATTCCGCATCCATGTGGCTGAAGTGGTTGGCGACCAGCGCCAGATTGGTAAGGTGTTGGAACTCAGCATGGGCTACCAGGGTGGGGTGGGCGCCTTCGTAACGTTCGCCCTGGCCTACGGTATTGACCTTGACGACTTGGCCGAGCGGGCGCTGCCCGCAATCCCGGACGATGTGCTGGCTGAAGCCAAGGGGTTCCTCGGCTGGCTCTACGGCAAGGCCACCACGAAGCACAAAGAAAGGCTGGCGAAGGGCTGGGAGGAAGCCGCATCCCTTGCGCTCATGAAGGAAGAGCGGGAGAAGGTGCGGCAGGGCCTGGCTGAGAACACCTGGCTGGTTCTGGACTCCCTCAAACGTTTGTGGCGCCGTGCCAGTCCGAACATTGAGGCGTTCTGGGCCGCTATCGAGAACGCCGCCCGGTCCGCTATTCGCGAGCCCGGCAAGGCGTTCCCCTGCGGCAAGCTGACAGTGCGCAAGGACGCCGGCTGGCTGCGGATCAAGCTGCCCAGCGGGCGTTTTCTCTGCTACCCCCAGCCCTTGTGCGACGCCGCCGGCCAGGTCACCTACATGGGCATCAATCAATACAGCCGAAAGTGGCAACGTCTCAAGACCTACGGCGGCAAGCTGACGGAGAACATCGTACAGGCTATCGCCAGGGACATCCTCGCCCACGGCATGTTGCGGGCTGCCAATGCTGGGTGTAAGATTAATCTGACTGTGCACGACGAGATTCTTTCCGAGGGGGCGCCTCTCCCTGATCTGATCTCCGCAATGACCGCAATCCCCGACTGGGCTGAGGGGCTACCCCTCGCCGCCGCCGGGTTTGAAGCCAATCGATATAGGAAAGACTGATGCGCGAACGCGACGTTGAAAACCATCTAGTCCACCGAGTCCGCGATGCTGGCGGCCGGTGTTGGAAGTGGACCTCCCCCGGCGTGCGTGGCGTCCCCGACAGGATCGTCACCCTGCATGGCCGGGTGGTTTTTGTAGAACTGAAGGCGCCTGGGGAAAAGCCCAGTCACCAGCAGGAACGGGTCCACGCGCAGCTGCGCGACCAGGGCTGTGAAGTCGCAGTGCTGGACAGCAAGGCCACCGTGGACATTTTTGTCGACAACCTGATTCCCGAAAGGTACACACCATGACACCCCCTGATCCCGACAAGGCCGCAAGGCTCGACGCAGTCATCGCCATCGGCGCCGCCGTGGTGGTGCTCTACCTGGTTTTCATCACTTTCATGGAGGTGCTGACATGCTACGGGTGACCGACCACGGGGTTGAACACCGGGACCCCATCCACCACACCAGCGAAGTTATCGTCCCCAGGGCCGAGGCGCGTAAAGCCCTCGACAGCTGCGCCCAGGCCATCACCGCCGCCGGTATGCTGCCCTCGCTTCATGCCGACCTGGCCAAGCTGCGCCGGTTCATCGAGACGCACTGACCATGAAGCTCCGCCCCTACCAGGACCTGGGGCTGGAGCACCTCCTCCGCACGCCACGCGCCGCCCTCTGGGCCGGCATGGGCATGGGCAAGACGGTCACCACCCTGACCGCCCTGGACTACGCCAGCCTATCGGAGGAGGTGTACCCAGCCCTCGTGCTGGCCCCCATCCGTGTGGCCCGGGACGTCTGGGTCGACGAGGTGGGCAAATGGCCGCACCTCCACAACATCAAGGTCCAGCCCGTACTGGGCACGCCGGCCGAGCGCAAGGCGGCGCTGCGGGCTGACGCCAACGTGTTCGCCGTCAACTACGAGAACATCCCGTGGCTCGTTGACCAAGGCGCCTGGCCGTTCAAGACGATCATCGCCGACGAGTCCAGGAAGCTGCACGGCTTCCGCGGCGGCTACCGCACCTCGAAGAACGGTCGTCTCTACTACCAAGGCGCCGGTGGCCAACGCACCCGCGCGCTGGGCCGCAAGGCGCATCTCTCCAAGCGGTTCATCGAGCTCACCGGCACCCCCGTCCCCAACGGCCTGCTGGGCCTATGGGGCCAGGTCTGGTTCCTCGATGGCGGCAAGCGCCTGGGCCGGACCTTTGAGGCCTTCAAGGAGCGCTGGTTCCACCCCGAGCGCCCCGCCGGTAAGGATGTGGACCCGCGGGCGGTCCGCTGGGTGCCCTACAAGTTTTCCGAGGCGGAGATTTACGACCGCATCGGGGACCTGTGCCTGTCACTCAACCCCAAGGACTGGTTCGACCTGAAGGACCCCATCAAGACCACGATCTACGTCGACCTGCCCGACAAGGCAAAGCGCGCCTACCGCTCCATGGCGGAGGAGTTTTTCGCCATGATAGGCAAGGCGGAGATCAACGCGGGGAACGCCGCTGCGAAGAGCCAGAAGCTCCTACAGCTCGCGAACGGGGCCTCGTACATAGGGGAAGGCGCCTCCGAGTGGGTTGACGTCCACAACGCCAAAATTGAGGCCTTGGAGAGCCTGATCGACGAGGCTGAAGGGGCCAGTGTCATGGTTGTCTACCAATGGCGTCATGACCTGGCAAAGCTGAAGGCCGCTTTTCCCGCCGGTGTCGACCTGGCGACCCCCGTCGGCCTGGCCGCGTTCAAGGCCGGGACCGCCACCATCGGCTTCGGCCATCCTGACAGCATTGGTCACGGCGTCGACGGCCTGCAAAACGTGTGCAACACGTGTGCGTTCTTTGGCCACTGGTGGGACCTGGAGACGCGACAGCAGATCATCGACCGGATTGGTCCGGTCAGGCAATACCAGGCGGGCCTCGACCGGCCGGTGTGGGTGTACGACATTGTGGCCAAGGGGACCATCGACGAGCTGGTCCTTGTGCGCCACGAAACCAAACGGGAGGTCCAGGACCTCCTCCTTGAAGCAGTCAACCGGAGAATGAAATGACACACCCCCTGAAGCACTGTGATAACTGTGGATACAATGAGGCCCCTCCTGGCGCCACCGTTTGTGAATACTGCACTCACGGTCGTGGGCTCCCTGGTTCTATGGATAACTGGCGCCCCAGGGTCGCTGGGCGCGACAACCCCACGCACCCACCCGTCGACCGTGCCGTGGTGCCGGATGGTGACGCCCCCTCGGCGGCTATCCGCCAGGTCGGCGGAGACCACTACGTCAATCTCGGCGTGCAGCCCTGGGCCGCCATGGAGTCGTGGATGTCCGAAGAAGAGTTCGCCGGCTTCCTGCGTGGCAACGTGATCAAGTACGTGGCCCGCTGCCGGAGCAAGGGCGGCATCGAGGACCTGGAGAAAGCCCGGCACTACCTGGACCGGCTGATCGAGCTCTTGGACGAGGCCGACGCATGAAGTCCCGGGTCCAGACACCTGAGCGGATCGAGGCCCTGCGCCGCGCCGTCATGGAGAATCCGGGCCTGGATACTGAAACGCTCTGCACCTTCGTCATGGGGGTTCACCAGTCGAGCGTCTACGGCATGCTGATCAAGCTGGAGCAGGAGGGCGCCATCTACCGGCGGCGTCCGTCGACCAGGATCGTCTGGTTACCCTGCGAGGGCAGCGGGCTTGAGGTGCTGCTGCGGAAGTACGCGCCCAAGCCGGACGAGTCAAAAGTGGTCGGCTCTCGGCACGTTCCACTAGGCCGGGTTCCGACCAACCGGGACGGGATGCAGCACGCCCAACACGGCGCGCCGTCCTCCCTGAACGGGTCCTCCTACCACGTGGCGCCGCGCTCAGTCGGCAAGCGCCACGGTGGGAGCGACTAGGCGTAGAAGGTGCGCTTCCCGGACCGGGGTGCCCGGTCTGTGAGGTGGCACCAGAAGCGCGTCTGACTAGGGTGTTCCCGATAAAGCCCGTGCTTCGCCAGGCGGGCGTCTGTCAGGGCCCTGTCGATATCGCCGTCAGCGTCGTACACGTCCACACCACGGGCTTCCTTGTGCGACGAATTGTCTGCCCCCTCCGGGCAATCCCTGGGGCGCCAGCCGCCATTCTTGCTGCCGCTGATCAAAGACCCCGTCTTCGGGTTGATATCCAGTTTGGCCGCCCCGATGGCCACAAGCTCGGTCAGCAGGCCGTTTACCTTGACCAGTAGCACCTCTGCGTTGGCCCGGTGCTCTGCGGTGATGCCGCCGTGGCCGGCATATGCGGCGAAGTAGTCAGACAAGGTGATCATTCGCCGCCTCTTTCTTGTCCAACGCGGCCTTCTCGGCTTCCAGCGCGACGAATTCGTGTTTCAACAGCGCGTGCGACAGTTCAAACACCTGGCTTCTCAGGTTTAGAACGAGCAGCTTGAGCTCCAAATTCTCGCGTTCCAGGCTGGGCATAGAGGTTCCTTGTGTTGTAGTGGCAGTCGATAGAGGGACAGCGGGGTTTATGCAACTGTCGCAAGTTTGACCAGATTACCCGCAGCGTCCTTGATAGTGATGTAGCCATTGACCGCGACGTCTCCTGTAGAGGTTTTTGTTCCAAATCGGACGTATCCCGCCTTGGGCGACAGATAAACATCAACAGAGCCAGAAGTCCCGTTCGCGCCAAAGGTGGCCACCCCCGTACCAGAAGATATTGTAGGATAATCCGGGGCGTTTACTGCGTAAATCTCGAACGCTGTTTTGGCGAAGCCCCCGCTAGTGAATCGGTAGGTGCCGTAGCCCGCCATATCGAAGCCCAGGTCCGGGGTGCCCGCCGCGCCCCGCGCGGCGATAACGGGAGCGTACCCGGAGGCCCCATCAAACACAAACAGGGTGTTGGCTTTGTTACCAAGCTGCACCCCGCTGGTGCCTTTGCCGGTCACCTGCATAGGGATATTGCTTGCACTCCCCTCGGCGGCCAGCCAGGGCGTCGTTCCGGAACCGAGCGCCGGGTATGCGCTGGTCCCCGAGCTGGTATATACCCGCAACGCCGTTGTCCCGAAAGTGCCGCCAGTAAAGGCGAAATAACCATAACCTTTAAGGTCAAACCCAAGGTTGATGGTGGCGTCGCCTCCCCTCGCGGCCAGCACCGTGGCGTAACCGGTGGCGCCCCCAATCGCCTCAAGGCGATTTATCACCAAGGCGCCTACGTTTGCGCGGAAGGATTCGCTACCGTTGAAACCGCCCAGAGCAGCATAAGCGCTACCGGAAGCGGGGTACACGAACTCCGCGCAATACAAACTGGTGGACCCGTCCCAAGGATACGCCTCCCCATAGCCGAAACGTATCCTTGGGGCTTCTATCCTCATGTTGCCCACCAAGGTCGCGCTCGTCGCGGCCGCGGCCAACAAAACCTCATTTCTGGTGTTCAGGGACAGCACGCCAACAGATTCTTTTCCACCTGCTATGCCTTGCAGGCGTAGCAATGACACGTAGGACCAAGGAGCATACTGCCGGTAAAACTTGATGCTAACCCCTGTCTGGGTGCCCGCCGAAGAGGCGAGGGTAAGGGTGTTCGCAGTACCGCTCTCCGGCCCGGCGGTAACGGTGTACTTCGTGCCGTTGATGACGGCGTACATGTGGTCGCCTGAATAACCGTATGGGAACTGTTCCCCAGACACATAGGTTACGGCAGTACCGCTGGTATTGCAGGTGCCTTCGGAAGTTTCATAGGCTTTGAAACACGGCTTTTCTAAAGTCCCGTCAGTGGCCCACCCAGGAGACCCCCCAGTAAACGCCTTGGAGACGATTATGTACGTGGAGGAAGGCATGCTCTCGACCACGTAAAGCCCGCCGTTCCAACCGATGTAGTCGCCCACGAACAACTCGGAAGCGTCAAAAGAGCCGTAGACCGCGTTCAGCCTGTCCGGACTCTGGGGTGTGGCGGTGCAGCCCCACACGGACGGGTATAACTGTACCTGGCAAGGGGCCCCATACCGCATAGGTTGGAATTGCATCCAGTTGTGGTGCCCCATCCACTGGCGCATCCCAAAACCGCCGTCCTCGCCGCCGATATGGAGGCCCCCCACCGAACCGAGCTCGTGGCTTCTGTTGGTGCCAACAGGGAGGGTCTTGCCCAACTTGGTGTAGCCGACGTTGGTGTTGCCCCAAAAAACGCCGGGGCCGTATATATCGGCAAACTGCATGTTGTACCGCGTGCCGGCGCTGCCTATCCAATAGTCCCCGGCAGGGACGTAAATAGGGTCCCCGTCGGCGAGTGCCGCGTCCATAACGGCGCTGTTGTCGGTGCCGCTCACTTTGGTGGAGCCAGGACCAAGGACGAAGTCGGCCGTGCCGGCGAACGTGGTTTCGTTGTTGGGGTCTCCGCCCGTGCCGGAGGGTGGGTCCATAAAGACCGCGTACCCGTCCCAGCGTCTTGTGAGAACCTGCCCGGTGGTTGCAAAAGCCGACGCGGTTAGGTTGTTCAAGGCAAGATTCGCCGTTAAAGCCCCGGTTCCGCCTTGGTTTATTTGAAGCCCTACAGTGAGGCCCTCAAGTTTGGTGATATCGTAATTAACACCGCTTTTTGCGGCGCTCAAGTTTGCACGCGCGGTGGCCGCATTGGCGAGGCCGGCCAGGTTATCCGCTTTGTACATATCCCCGCCGCCAGTGCCAGACTCTCCTTTCTGCGCGATAACAGACCATTTTCCCGCCGCTGCATCGGTAGCGAAATCGCCGGAGACATGGATTTCCAGGCAAATGTAGGTGCTGCCTGCTTCGTAAACAAGATTGTTCAATCCATAATTCGCGCCCGTCGCCCATGCGCCTTTCCAAATAAAACCGGCGCCGCCGCTGGCGACGATAGACAGCAGGTCCTCTGGAACGATATCGCTTGTGGGGCCCACCTTCAGCGACCGGTCCAGGACTTCTTGATGCTGCTGAACCAGCATGCACAGTCGGTCCAGAGCATCTTCGATAACCTCCGGGTAGAAGCCGCCCATGTTTTGGATGTCGGTTTCCTGAAGCGCGTCCAAAACACGCAGGATCATGAGGCCCTCCCCCGCTTGGAGTGCCGCGCCGGATTCTAGGGAAACAATACCGCCTGGGCTGTTGTTCTGGTCACTGTTGAGGATAACCGTGTAGTCCGCAGTCAGAGTCAGTGTACTCACCGAACCGTCCGCGGCCTCCACTACAACATCCAGATCGGCTTCGTTGAAAACTTTGAACGTGAAGGGGTATGGCCCCGTACCGGGGCCCGTGAACATCGCGGTTTTGCTGGTGGTGCTGGAAAGGGTCATGGTGTACTCCGGTTAGGGCTTGGGAACCCCGACAAACGGGGCGAGTATGTTATTGGTGTCACCTTCAGCCAAAGCGTCGGCGCCCTCGATCATCCGAGTGATCGCCGTGCCGGGGAGGTGTAGCGGGATGCTGGTGGACATGATGGCGGCCTTGACCAAGGCGACGTCAACCTCGCCTTGTTCCGCCTGCTTCGTCAGCCTGGCGGCCTCGGAGAAGAAGCGCGTACCCGCCGGGCCGCTGTAGCCAGTGAAACCTTGCAGTGCGCTGCCCAGCTCTCGGAACAGGACCATGGTGCCGAACATGTAGGAGAGGTTCTCCCGGGCCAGCTTCTCGGCCAGGCAGTCCATCTCCGCGTCGCACTCGCCCTTCAGCAGTTCCTTCAAGGCCACTGAGTAGAGCGCCGGGAGCGTGAACAACAGCAGGAAGGTGGCGGGCGCCCTCCATCCGCTCTCTGTGCGATACGACTGGGCCGTCAGGTTGTACGTCGTGTTGAAATAGCTGTAGAAGTTGGTGAACAGCCGCAAGCCCTCGCTGCCGCGCTGAATGGCCGCCAAGTCTTTCAACTGGCCACCGCCCTGGGAGTCGAGCACCGCCTGGTCGGCCATGGCGATGGCTTTGTCCTCGATCTTGGTGCGTTCCTCCGCCGTGGTGGCGTCTTCCATTTTCAGCTCGTGCAGCGCGCTTTGGTAGGCGCCCAGCCAGGTCGGCATGTCGACTTGAAGCTGTAGCTTCGAGATCATCCAGAAGAAGCTGGCCTTCACGCCCGAGACGGTCTCACCTTCCTTCACGGTGTTCAGGATTTCGTTGATCTCCCGCTGCAACGTCTTCGAGCGCATTCGCATCATGTCCGACTTGGCAAACACCTCGTCGACCTTTTTGAGCGGGTTGTGCAGATACTCATTCATCCCTCTGGCGAACCACTCCGCACCGATTCGCTTAACCGACTGCGCGGCACCGGACGGTTGTAACAGCGCCGTCACAACGTTCCAGCCCATGCCCGCAATCGAGGTGCCGATGCGGAGGTGCCGAATGATCTGATCAAGCGGCCCCTGCGGCGGCAAGTCACCACGCGCCAGGTCGACCAGTGTGTCGCGTAGGTCGGTCAGAGCCTCCTCGCCGTAGTGCTCCCGAACGACGGCATCGACCTTGCGGTCGTTGATCAGCCGGGTCGCGTCGGTCATGAAGTCCTGCCAGCTGAGCCGGTGGATGACCTCGTTGAGGTGTTGCGCAATGACACCGAAGTCTTTACGCAGCGGCCGGTCTTTGACCTCACTGGCGCGGGCCTTGGTGTAACTGTTCCGAGTGCCGGCACGGCCGAACACCCCCTGCATGGCTTGGCGAAGATCGGTGGCGGCTTCTAGGGAAGCGCTGCGGGTAGACTGCTTGCTCTCGTACTTGGCAGGGAAGTAGCCGCCGCGGTAGAGGCCGTGCGGGGTTTCCACAGGAACGGCCTCGATCCACTTCGGCGTCAAGCCGGTGAGTCGCTTCTCCTGTGCCGCGATCAGCGGCTTGTAGGATTCCAGCAGGTCCCACACGTTCTGCACGAAGTCCATCTCCTGTTTGGTCAGGGTGTTCAGCACGGCTTGCATGTCCGCCTCGGTGATGGCGCGCTTGCCATCGATGCCGCCGTCGCGCAGGCGCTGCCGATTGCCCTCGGTACCCATGTTGAGGACCATCATGATCCGGCCCTCACGGGACAACGAGAAGTTGGCGCCGGGCACCTGCGTCTTTTTCGTCCACCCGTGGCCCAGCCCCAGCGGTTTGAAGAGGGCCGCCAGGTTCTTGGTGGCCTCCTCCCGCATGGTGGCTTCCCTGTCACCCGCCTCATTCATCGGGCGGATGATCAACTCCCAGAAAAGGCCAGTCTTGCCGCCGTCCATCTCACGCGCGCGGGAGGCGATCTTCCGGTGCGCCGCCGCGAACTTGCGCCACATGTGCTTGGCGCGCTCGCCCGGGGCGTTGAACTCAATCGGCTGGTCGACCGTCCGGTTGGCGTTGTCGACGATAGAGCTCACCAAGGCGTCGCGGTACTCCGCAAACTCCTTGGCGTCCTTGGCCGTGAGCAGCTTCTTCTTGAGCCGGCCGAGGTGCTCAATGTTCTTAACGCTGTCGACCACGCCTCGCAGCTCGTCGACCGACAGCTCTTTGAACGGCTTGCGTGCGATCCGCTCCAGAAGGTCGGGGTCTACCACCGGCTCCAAGCCCGCGCGTTCCTGCGCCTCGATCCAATCGCGCAGGCTGGTGCGGCGATCCATCTCTTTCTGCGTCAATCGGCGCATGTCCAGGTCGGCCAGGATGCCGTCGATCTGGTCCAGGTAGGCCTGGTCGATACTCTTGCGCGTACCCTTGCTGCCAAACTTCTTGAGATAGCGCAGCGCCTTCTCACCGGCGTCCAAGGCCTCATGGGCTGCCTTGGCAGCGTAGAAGTTGACCAACTGATTACGCTTCTCTGTAGCCGCCTCGCTCAAGTTGTTGGCCGCCAGGGCTTTCTCGGCTCGCTTGGCCGCCGCGGCTTCAGCGGTCTCGAACTGAGCCGGCTGGACGTCGCGTAACCGCTTGCGGCCGATCAGCGCCGCGGCGAACTCCTTGGCGGCCTTGGCCATGAGGCGGGGCTTGCCGATCATCTTGGCCAAGGCGTTCATCTCGGTTGCGATGAAGGCGCCGCGGGCTTCATTGTGCATGGCCGCCTCGGCGGCGCGCTTCATAGATTGCTCGTCGGCCAGGTCGCCGTAGCGCTCCAACATGCGCTGATCGGTTTGGCCCTCGATGGCCGACTCGACCGGCTCAGCAGCCAGCAGGGCGCGCACCAGGGCGTCGCCAGAATCGAAGCCGGGGAACATCTCCGCGACGGCATCGGGGTGCAGGCCCTCGTTGCCCGCCAGGCCGTACTGCCCGGTGGGGAGGTACCGCCAGGGAGCGTTCGCGTCGTTGCCGTACATCTCGCGCAGCGCGTTCAGGTCCAGCTTGGCGCCCTCGACCTTGTCGCCTTCCGGCAGGATGCCGTGGCGCAGGAAGCGGTCGACCGCGTAGACCGGCTCTTGGTAGACCTCGGCTTCCACCTCGGCGCGAACCTGGCGCCGCTTGGCGGCGGCGTCCTTGCGCAGTTTGCGCAGCTCGCGCGTCATCTGGTTGTTGACCCACCGCATGTCCCGCAAGCTGCGGGCTGTCAGCTGATCCTGCGCGTCCTGCATACCGGCGCCGTTCGCTACCTTGCCTTGATAGTCGAGCCATTCTTCGTCGGTCATGCCAGGCGGTTTTATGCTGAAAATAGGGGCGAAGTTGCGCGCCGTGTGGGTCGCCTCGATGGCGGCCTCACTGGCAAGCCAACGGCCGAACACTTCTTCGACCTGCGGTGTGAGCTCTACACCCAACGCCTTGATGTCCTTGTAGACCGCCAGCATCCAGGCCTTGACCCGCTGGAAGACACCGGTCAGCTCCAACGTCGGGGCCTTGCCCTTGAACAGGTAGGCCTCGAACCCCCGGGCGATCTTCTCGTGCCCGGCGCGGCGTTGTTCGAACGACATGGCGTTCCAAGTATCGAGGCGCGAACCGCCCGGAGAAGTACCCGTCGGGGCGGCGCCTTGATATACTGAAGTTGCCCCCTCGATTACGGAAGGACCCCCAATGAGATACTTTGACTGGATGGACGTCCCGGTCTCCGTGGACGAAACCAAGCTGGGCTCGCCCGGTGCGGTGCTTGCGTTCGACGTGCCGGAAGGTAGGCCCATCTCCATGGCGCCGCTCGGCATGGAAGCTTCGGAAATCTCTGAAGCGGCGTTCCACGCAATGAAGGCCGGCTCGAATTCACCCCGCATGAACGCGGCAAGTTGATCGCTCTCGGCGATCTCCTCGGGCGTCAACTGCCGCTTGGCGGAATCCCGTTGCAGGTCTTGCCAACGCTCGTATTGCTTGTGTACCCGGTCCTTGACCTCTTGAATCTGGCGCGGGACCACTTGCACTTCTGACGGCACCCCATTGAGCACCACCACGGCGATGATTGCTCGGTAACCCAACTCGGTCGGCGTATCGACAAAGTTTTTCAGCTTGCGCGTTTCCAACCCGGCCAACGCGGCGTAGCCGCGATCCAGGGCGGCCCTGTTATCGGCCAGCAGGGTGCCGCGAAGAGCATCCATCACGCGCCTGGCATCACCCCCATACTCACCGTCGACCTTGGCACGTATCCTGCCTTCGCCCTTTACCTCGAACCCAGGCGGTGGGAGCAGCGCCTCGGTGCCTGTCGCGGTGGCCAGGTCGCTGATGAAAGCGGTGAACGCTGGCAGTTGCCTGGTGGCTTCGGTGCGAAGGGCCGGTACCAGATCGGTCGACGACTGGTCCAGCATATCGAACTGGCCCGTGCCTTCAAACTTGGCATGAATGCTGCGCACGTTGCGCGGGTCCGGCACGATCCAGGAAATACTGCCCGGGTCCTCTACCCCGTTCATGTAGGCCAGCGCGGTAATCCCCCTCGCATCCAGGAAGGCCAGCAGCCTACTCTCCAGCAGGTTCCGGTCGGCGTACTTCACCAGTGCGCCGCCGTCCTGCATGCTGCCGTCGGACCCCCGCATACTGCCGTAACCGGCCTTGTAGTCTCCCCGGATGATGTCGCGGTACCACTCGACCTGGAACCCTTCGTCCTCGTCTGCCAGGTAGTCGTATCCGTTTTCTTCGGCCCACTCGATCAGCTGGTGCTCCCGCATACCCTTGATTGTGGCCTCGATCATGCTGTCCAGCAGAGCGGGGTTGTTGGTCGCCTGGCCAACACTGAACGCCATATTGAAGACGTCGTGCTGTCCGGTGTCTTCCGCCAAGCGGAGCACCTTGGTTTTGTTGATCCACACCGGGTAAACCGCACCCTCGGCGGGCAGGCCATCCTTGTGGCGGGCCATGAGCTCGAATTGCGTCTTGCCCTGCCCAGCGGGCATCATGTATCGGTCATCAGCGGCGGTTTTCGTACCGAAATGGGAAAACGCGCGGAATTGGTCGACCTCACGGGCGCGCCAGTGGTAGAGCGTATCCTTAACGTCGAACCCCTGCGCCTTGGCCCGGGCCTTCGGGGTCTTGCCCTTGGCCGCTTGGTTGAGGGTGCCGGTTTGATTACCGCCAGCCGGCGACTGGCCCGCCTCCACACCGGCGAACTCCAGCAGGGCGTCCGCGTCGTCCAGGATGCTCTGCTCACCGGGGGTGATCGTTTGTCCACTTGCCTGCTTGGCCTGAATCTTGGTGGCCAAGTCGCGGGTGACTTCGAGATAGAAGTGGCCCAGCTCGTGCAGCACGGTCGACAGGTCGGCCTTCTGCAAGACGCTGATGATCGACTTCTGCTTGGTGATGTCGTCGCCGAAACGAATCTGCCCGCGGGGGGCGTCTTCGTCTTGCCGGTAGATGTTGGTGGTCACCTCGCTGAGGTACGCGGGTCCTGTGAGCCTCTCCAACGCGCCGGAGGCCTCGACCTGGGGTAAGAGGTCAGGCGCGACCCGAGCGAGGTGCCTGCGCCACCCAGCAGCGTCCACGGCCCCCCCCTGGCAGCTGAGCAGCCAGCGCGCTGACCTTGTGGGCCAGCTTCTGCGCATCGGAGTATTTGGGTGCCGGTGGAGGGACGGCCTGAGCATTCGCCTCAGCCAGTCCGCCAACCGCGGCGGTATCCACACGCCGGGAGCCAGGTCCCAGCAGGACCACGGTGCCCTGCCGGCCGAAGCTGCCGCGGGAGAGGTAGCCGGAGTAGCCCTCATCAATGACTGCCGACTCGGCAGCGTTCAGCTGCGCGTCGGAGCCCCCACGGAAGAGGCCGAGCGCGTCAACATCGGCGTCGTACAGGTTGTCCAAGGTGGACCGGTGCGCGACCGCGCCGACTCCCGCCTCAGGGAACACCCCCTGGCCGGTGGAGATGTAGAAGTGGACCCTCTCGCGCAGCCGCTTGTCCTGGGCTGCCATGACGCGCTTGTACTCCGCGCCCTCGATACCCTGGCCATAGTGCCGGCCGTCGAGACCGGTGCGCTCAGCCTGGGAGAAGTGGATGCCGACTATGCCGTCGAGGGGAGCGCGGCCGTCTTGGTTGAGGACGCCGGGTTCTGTTGCGAAGGTGGCAGCGCCTGGATCAACGTCTTGAGCGGCAGCTTGGCCAACGCTTCGTGCAGAGGATCGTCCGGTAGCACTACCCGGGGATTCTCGGGTGATAAGTTCTGCGGCTTCTTCATAGCTGATGCCTCCGGGTTCACGAATTCCAAGTTCACCATATAGTTTTTTCTCATAGTACCAGAGGATGGCCTGGATGTCCGCGATAGAAATGCCGTGGCCCCGCCGCTTGAGCATCTTCTGCGTCTCCCGCGCGGCGGCGATCATGAAGTTGCGGTCGGTACTGTTGAACGGCTCGTCGTTCAAGTTCTCGAAAGCGGCTTTGTAGATCGTGTTGGCGGCCTTCTCGATCTCGGTGCCGTTCTTGTAGCCTTTCGCTTTGTAGGCGTCCCGGTAAGGCACGACGGCGGCAATCACCTCGTCGTCAGAAAGCCACGGCTGGTTGGTGAGTTCGCGGAACCTGCCCAAGCCTTCTTTGGTGGGGCTGCTCACCAAAAGGCCACGGTAGCGGTTGAAGGTGCGCGACCACCATCTGTCCATGGTGAGGTACCCGTGGGAGCCCATCAGGTTGGCGTAGAACGCGCCAAGTTTGGGCCCAAGCAGGACCGCGGATAGCGGCAGCAAGGCGTCCAAGGTGTACTCGGTCCTGAACTTGAGCCCCTTCTCCTGCGCGAGGATTTTGAGCTCCTTGACCGTGGTTTCCTGTAGCAGGTAAGGCGCGACTTTTTCTGCGCCCAGGGTGTTGATCAGTTCCTGCACCCGGCCAAGGTTGTTCTCCAGATCGCGATTGTGCTCGGTGCTCGTGAGCTCGATCTTGCCTGTCTCACGGTAGCCGCTGTAGATGTCCACCGCCAGCTTGGCGTTGGCCATGACCTTCGCGCCGCTAGAGGTGATGGCGATCAGCAGCGTGAAAGTGTCTCTGGCCGTCTGGTTGGTAAGCAGCTCGGGGAACATCTCGCCGAACTGGTCCAGGGCGCGTTGGAACTTGTCCGAGTACCAGCCCACGCCCGACCGGCCGGGGGTCTCCATCTCGAACAGCACCTCTTCGGTCATCCACTTGGCGATCTTCTTGACCGCCTCTTCGCTGCGGTCCTTGGCGTCGATGCTGCCGTACTTGGCGCGCTGGCGCGCTTCAAGAGCGGCCGCCACTTCCCGCACGGTGTATTTCACGCCGGGGTGCAGGCCGTACTTCTTGAGTGTCTCCCGTCCGGACCGGATGGACGCCGACTGGTCCAGCGCGTTGCTGCCGCGGGGTTGCCGATTGTCGAAGTCGATGCCCACCCGGAACGAGGTGCCCAGCGAGGGGATCGTGGTGTAGTAGTCGTCGTCCGGCCCGGGGGTGATCTCCTCCACGGTGCCGGTGGTGGCGTCGAGGGTATCGTCGCCATAGGCCAGACCGCGGCGAACCAGGACACTCTCCTGGCCGAACTCACGGCCCAGAGCCACGGCGTCGTCTTCCGCCATGCCGAGCACCAGCACGCCGGGGGCGATATTGCCGTAGCGGCCGATGGTGTCGACGTACTCCAGGCCTCGCTCGTCGAGCATCGCCTTCAACTTGGCCATCTGCGCGGTGTTGTTCTCCGGAGTGTCAGCCTGCCCCATCGGGTTGCCGGCTTCCAGAATAGTCCAACGGCTGCGCCCCAGGATGCCGCCGACCTTGCCAGGACGGAAGTCATCGAGGGTTGCCGGCACGAGCTGGTCGAAGCGGCCTTGCTTGTCCAAGGCCTCTGCCGTGGTGTCCAGTTGATAGGTGTTGAAAAGCGCGTCTGGGGTGACGCCCAGCTTTTCGGCGGTAGCCACGAAGAAGCGCTGTGCGAAGGTGGCGTACACCTTGTTGACGTCGGGCGTAAACCGGCCGGCGCGCTCCATGCCGGCCAGGATCGTGTCGTACACCTGCTGGCTGCCGGCTACAAACGGCGCTTTGGCGGTGTTGCGCTCGATAATTTTGGTAATCTCGGCTTCGACGATCTTGGCCTGTTCCTGCACGTAGACCTTGGCCTCCTCCTGGGAGAAGGCATTAACGTCGGGTTTGACGTTGGGGATCAGTGAGGGGAAGGCGGGCGTGGACGACAGCGCCGCCAGGAACTCTCCGGTCGGGATGATCAGGTCCGACTTCATAGCGCGGGCGTTGACCAGCTGGTCGCGTATCGAGGGCGCTACGGCGATTACAGGGGCCAGCGACGTGTTTGTTTGCTCCAGGACCTGGGTGAACACCCCGGCGTCGACCACCACCTTACCGTCTGGGTCTACGCCTTCGATGAACTTGGAAAGCGCCTCCACCCCGGCGGGAGCCAGGGTGGCCGCCTTGGTTTTGGATACCATCAAGCCCGCCGCGGCGAGGCTCTGCGCATACTGGTCGGCCGACTGGACCTTGGCCATGGCGGCCTCTTGCTCCGCCAACAGTTTGGTCATGTCCGGCGCGGCCAGCAAGCCGCCAGCCGTGGCGCCTCCCAAGACGGTACCGGTCACGCCGCCGCTAGCCGCACCGGCAACGAAGGCGTCGACCATGTCCTTGGTGAACAGGCTCGTCCGGGTGGCCGCCAGCTTTTCCCCGACAGTGCCGCCGCCACCGGACTCACGTTGCAACCCGCCCGTGGCGGCGTCAATCCAGCGTTGGCCTTCTTGGGCGACAACCTCCTCAAAGCCCTCGACGCCCCCAACGGCGCCAATGAAGGCGGTGCCGTAGAGCAGCCGCTGTCCAATCTGGTGCTGGACCGGTATGGGTAGAGAGGCGTAGCGCTTCAAAATCGCGCCGCCCACCTCGATGGGGAGCCGCTCGGACAGCGCTTCAACTACGGCGTAGCTCATGCCGGCGGTGGCCGCGATGCCGGGGTCTACCCCGTCTTTGACCAGCTTGTGGTACTGCTGCCCGCCGGAGGCGGCGCCCATAGTGCCGAGCACGTAGGATAGCGTAGCCGGGTTTAGGATGCCGCCTAAGCTGAGCACCACGGAGGGCGCGTTTTCGAGGACCTTTGTGAAGGCCCAGTCAAGTTTTTCGTCGGTGTCGATAAAGTGCTCTTTCGAGACTTCAGACTGCAACGCGGCCGTGTACTTGTTGGCCAGGTCCTGGATGGCGCTTGCGCCACCAGCTTGGTAGCCCATACCGGCCTGCCTGGCAGCCCACTCGGTAGCGCCCCACAAACCCGAGCCGGTGCCGATGATGCCGCTCAGGACGGATGCTATGTGCGGGTTCGCCTGAGCAAAGCTGCGGGAATCTTTGAGCAGATCGCCTTCTTCCTCCAAATCCATCTCGTTCCAGATGCGCGCTTCACGGTCCAGTTGGTCGCGCGCGTCCTGGTTGTACTTCGCCTCAGCGTCGATCAGCTGCTTGCTGGCTTCGATGAAGCTGCGCTTCGGTCCGATGGGGAACTGTGCGGCGGTGGGCTTCTTCTTGAAGATCGGATTCTCGGTCAGCGGACCGAGGACTCCGGCGTCTTCTACCAGCGCCTTGGCGACGTTCTCGTCGCGCAGTAAGAGGGCCCCCAAGGCGGGGTACTTCTCCAAGACCTGCTGAGTCTGAGCTTCCTTCATCAACAAGCCAGCTTCCTGCGGGTTACGCAACACCACCGGCAGCGGTATCCCCGTGGCGGCCGCTTGGGCCAACCCCCTGGTGTGGACCTCTGGTGTTGTGCTGACAGCCTCCCGGATTCTGATTTTCCCTTGGCCGATATCGTCGTCGAACAGCTTGCTGTAGGGGTCTTTTTTGAGGCGTTTCTCGTCTTCGTCGAACAGCGCGCCGTACTCGTTGGCCATTACTTATACCCGTGGAGTTGGTTGTACTTCCGGATGATTTCTTGTGGAGTGATGGTGATCTTGCGGCGCGCCGCTTCTTCCTTGATCTTGTTCTGCTCCGCCCGCGGGACGTCGGACAGAGTGTCGGCGCGCATCGGTTTGTCGGGAACGAAGTGCGCCTCCTCGGCGGTGCCATGAACCTCGAAGGCGCGCACGTCGCGGTCGACGCGCCACATACTGCCGGTTTTGACCTCGCCTTCCAGCAGCATGCGGTCTATGAGCTTCTGTCTGGCGATGTAATCGAGCTTCTTGCCACCTGCCTCTTCAGCGGCAATGGCGCCGCGGATAGTACGGTCGAACTTGCCTTTGATCTCGGCGTCCTTACTGCCCCAACCAGCCAAGCCGTGGGCGGTGCTGAGTTGTTGCGCCAGGGTTCCGACTTCGGCTTGCTCTGTTGTACTCAGCTTCTTGAGCCGCTGAATCTCCTGTTTATCGGATGACTTGAGAATGGTGAAGTTCTTGTCGATCAGCAGATTCTTGTTCTTGGCGAACGCCTCGGGGTCGCGGAGATACTCCTCATACAGGTCGTGGTACGCCTTGTCCTGGGGCGTCAGCCGCCCAGCTCCGTCACCCGCCACACCGCCGGCTTTCTTCTCGCTGCGCCACCACTTGTTGTATTGGTCAATAGCCGTGGTGGCTTTGCTGTACGCTTCGGAATCCGTAGCTTTCAAGACGGACAGGTGCCCCGCAACTTTCGCGCTTTTCACGTCGATGGCGCGGTCGTACTGATGGGCCTCGCCCAGCACTTCATACACCGGTTTCATGGCGCTTTCAATGCGGGCTTTTTTGGCTTCATCGCGCTCACTCAGCCGAGTTTTGAGCAGCTCGACTGCTTTTTTTTCCTGCTGCGCATCCGCTACTTTCGTTCTTACCGCGGCAGTAAGCTCGGAGTCCGACGCGTTGGGGTACGCCTTCAAAAAATCATCAACCATATCCGACGCGGCTTGATCGCCAGTCAAGTCTTTCAGTGCGTTGCGGATTTTCACCGCCGCGGTTGGGTCAATCTCGCCGGAATCTTCGACGGATTTGAAGTAGGCATCCGCCCCGGCCAGGTTGTTTTTGGACAACAGGACCTGGATTCGCGTGGAGTGGAAGGTGTTGGTGAACTTGAGCATCTCCTCGTCATAAACGGGCTTCCCGTTGGTGCTGTTTTGGCTGATCCCTTTTGATGCGAGGTGGGCGCGAAGAATGGCCTTGCCGGTGTCGAGTTGGGCTTTTGCTACGTCGCCAAGCACGGCGTTGGCGCCAGCGTCAATAGCGCCGTTCAGACTGGTCTTCGCCGCCTGGTCTCGGAACTTGCCGGTTTCGTTAATCTCGTGGACCGCGGCCTCGTTCCAGCTAGTCAGGCGCAGCTTCGAAGCCATCTTGCCAAAGGCTTTCTTCTGGTCTTCGTTATCCAAGGTCGCCATGGTTTCGCTGACCGCCTTGTCGTAGGCCTCAAGGTGCGCGGCACCGTAGCCCATAGCCAATTCGCCAAGCTTGGTCTCCTTGGCTTTGAGATGGGCGCCCAGCACAACCTCTTGAAGTACACCAAAACGTGAAGTTACCTTGGCCAGGTCATCATCTTGTTGCTTCTTCCACAACACGTCGGCCACCCCCGTAGCGCCGGCCACCATACCACGGCCGAACGCCTCAACCGAGCGGCCCGCCTCTCCGAACAAATCCGGGGAGGCGACGGAGCTTTGATAAGGCCCTGGTAACGCTTTTGCTTCTATCTGGGGGGCGTCGTAGGTTGGAATCCTCGGCATGTCTCAGGTGCTCCATTTCCCGCGGCTGTACCATTTCTCCGCCACAGCACCGCCCTGTGTAAGCAGCGTACCCCCGGCGGAGGCCCAAGGCGACTCGGCGTCCGCGCGATTCTCCAGCAACTGGGAGTTGGCGGTGTACTCGGACGCTTTGTTGGTATAGGCCCAAGCATCGCGGTTGGCGTTGTCCCGGATCGTTAAAGCGTCCATCTCGCCCATGAGCTCGGTGCCGGTAAGGATGTCGAGGGGGCTGCCGCTGTCGAGACTCAAACCTCGGGCGGCCATCAATGCGCGCTGGCTGCCGGCCGTTTGTGCTACTTTGAGCCGGTGCGCGGCTTCCTCGTTTTGCCCGCGGGTGATGGCGTCTTCAGCCTGCCAGCGGGCGATCTGTGCGTTGTTGGCCGCCACCTTTGCCTGATACTCGTAGGCGTTCTTGGTGGCAACGGACTGTTGATATGCGCCGTAGGCGGAGACCGCCAAACCAGCGGTCTGAAGAGCAGCAAGGCTTATGGCTACACCCATGTGGTTCTCCTCAGAAAACTAAGTCCAAAGCCGCTGCCAAGATCGTAACCGGCAGGGGGTGGGCTTGCTTTATGTACACCACACCATCATATCCCCAATTCGGGTCTATCACGACCTCAATCACCCCTGTGATGGGCTCGGGTATGGTGCCATAAGGCTCTGTTGTGCGCTGTTGATACTCGCGCAGGCGGTCCTCGCTGGGGCCGACCTGGATGCCGCTGGTTTGATTTACCCGCAGGAACACACCGTTGACGTTCTTCACCAAACCAAGGCCGTAGGCGGGGGCCTGCAAGCCCGCCGGGAGCAGTCCAATTATGGCGTCGATGGGCAGGCCTACCTGAACCTTGCTGGCGGCGTTTTGAAGGGTTACCTCGCCGCCGGAAACCACCTGCTGCATCAAGCTAGCACCGTCAGCGAGAATTGCTACTGTTTCACCTTCCAAATGGTGCAGGCCCCGTATAGTGGTAACCGGCGCACCGCTGTACCGCAAGCCCGAATCTACGAAGAAGCTATCGGCCAGATCGCCGACCTGCCGGGAGGCCATGCGCTCCACACAGCGCACCGTTCTACCCCCGACGAAACGCCGCACAGTAGCGTAAAGCCTGTCTTCGTTGCCCTCTGGTATGGAAGCCACCGCTTCGAAAGCGCCGGGTGTGTTGTGTTGGTGCCACCCAACCACCTTGTGCTCTGGCACGTACGTCATACCCAGCAGCGCCCCGTCACTACGGACACACCACACAATTTGATGTGGGGAACGGGTGTACGCCATGTTGGTGATGGCGTGCGAATCAAACAGATGCGCCGCTAAGATGGCCAGATCGTTGGTTTTATACCCTTGGGCCTCCCACGAATAAAGCATTTCCCGCACACGCCCGCCCATGGCTTGCGCATAAATTACGGACTCACTGGTTACAACCGGTTGTGCCGCGTTTGCTCCGATTGCGCCGGCCACACGATAGCTTATCGTCGTCGGGGTGATAGCGTCGGAGTTTTGTGCAGTAACGCGCCACTCTCCGCCGGAGGTGAGCAGCAACAGGTCTGACAAAGGAACGATGTGGCGTATCGTGTCGGCCCGCTGCGCGCGCAGTCGGACAGCGATACCGTCGTCCTCACGGGTCGGGATCGACTTGGCCATATTGCTCTCGGTACCGGAGCGGGTGGACCACAAGCCCTGCGGAATGTTGCGGGTGCCAGCGAACCACCGGCGGCCTTCAAAATACCCGACAGCTCCGGGATAGTCCCCCGCGGCGGCGAACGGGTCTGCGGCTTCCGGGGGGGTTTGCCCCGTATCTGGGGTGATGTTGTCATCCACCAGGCCCGTAGCGCCGTCGCTGGACTGACCTATGTACCCAAAAAGCCCGTTTATTTTCTTGTAAACGTTGTACCGCGCCGCGCCGCTCGCGGCGGCCCAAGTGATCTTGTTCGAGCTGTCGGCGACGGTGAGGTTATTCAGCGCACTGCACTCGTCTGAGGCGAAGGACTCCTCAAGATCGCCGTCCCGCAGCGCCGTCACCTTGTAGCTGTACTCAACTGTTCCGCTCCCCGTGGGTGTTGCCACGGGGAGTGTGGGTGCCGCCTGGTTTGGATCAAAATCAATTGTGTCTAGGCTCCACGCAGTCGCGCCTGTGCGGGTCAACTGGCGCTGCTGGTACCCAGGATGCACCAAAGTCATGACGTCTGCCGACTGTGTGTAGTGCACCCCGAACAGATCGGTCTCAAGATACGGCGTCTCGATTTCGTAAACCCGAGACAAAGTGCCGCCGCTGACGTAGGCGCTGAGCGCCATCATGTCGACGGCGACGCCGGTTAGGTACCGCAGCTTGAGGTCGTCGGTGTTCGCGTCGTAAACCTTGAAATAGAGGCTGTTCAGTTCAACCATGCCCTCCACGCCGCTGGCGTACACCCAATCCCCGTCAGCGAAACCGTGTGCCTCGACCTCCACCAAACCCGTCGAGGCGGTTATGGCGGAGATACTTTGCGCGGTTTCCAGAACAGTGCCGCCCTCGGTGTGGATGCGCAGGTACTGATCTCCAAGTTCAAGCACGTAGGCTTGGTCAGTGTTGTACACAAACGGCAACAAAACGGACGTTTTGTCGCTGTACTTCGTCTCAATCACGTACTCGAAGCCTGGGCGATTCTGCGCCGGGCCGTGGGGAAGGGTGATGAAGTTGCGGCACAGACTCAAACCTGTTTGCAGCTTATCCAGGTCGATACGACCAAACGCCTCGGGGCTGATCTCCCCGGAGGCGAACGAGCGGAACAGGGGGCGCTGGTCGGGCATCAGGACCTCGCGGCGATGGAAGAGGGGATGTGGCTGGCCAAGGTGTTGTCAAGGCGGGCGTTGCTGTCAGCGATCCGGGCCTGGGGCAGCGCGACCTTCTCGTAAAACTCCAGCTGTGCCTGGCTCAGTTTGATGCCGGTGGTGCCTTTTATGCGGGGCCCCGCCAGCAAGGAGGCCAACAGGCGCGACAACGCGATGGTGAACAACATGCTGAACCGGGTGGTGTCGGTGACCGCGGCGATGAACAGCAGTGTCGGCGCCTCGTAGTTGCAGTAAATAACCTTGTCGCCGCTGGAAAGAGCTTCGACCGTAAATGGAAGGCCCTGCTGGTCGGAGCCGTACCCTTCAGGAAGCACCTTCAGCGGAACTAAGCACTGCGCCGGCAGTGCGTAGCTGTAGCCCCAGCTGGTGGGCTGGTCTGTGTTCGCCACAACTTGCAGCGGCGCACGCTTCGTGGCGAAGGACCAGGGGTGCCGTTCGAGAACAGCATCCCTCGCAATGGGGTAGAACGTCGCGCACAGACCGGCCTGGACGCTTTGATCAGGAGGGGTGATGGACGAGACGATAGCCTGGTCGCCAAGGTGGCCCAAGGCCATGTTGCAGATATCGACGGCGCTTGCCACGGTCTTCTCCTAAGAAAAAGGGGGCCTCAGTTTCCCGAGGCCCCCGTCAAGCGATTGCAGCCCCTCGCCGTCAGGCCAGATCGCCCGCCAGATCGGCGGCCGGTTTGGTCTTCTTGCCGCGAGGCTTGGCAGCTTCCGGGGCGGGCTCCGACGCCAGCAGGGCGGGCACGTCGACCGGACGGAACCACTTTGCAGTGGTGCCTTCCGGCACGTCGAACACGTCACCTACGCGGCGGCGCCCGATGTAGAAGCCGAACTCAGTCGCTACCACGCGCATGGCTCACCCCTTAGATGGCGTCAGGGTAGGCGTACTGGGCAGGCGCCTGGTTCGTCAGGAAGGCGTTGAGCTTGCCGGCCGTGACGTTGGCGGTGGCCACAGTCATCCACAGGCCCAGGTACCGCTCGTAGGTGGCTTCGGTGGGCAGCGGGATAACCTTGGTGTAACCCGCTGCCCAGGTGGCCAGAGCGATGGCGCCGGTGTCGATGTGGTTGGTGCGGCTGGTCGCCAGGTTGGCGGTGCTGTCAGAAGCCAGTTGGAACTGGATCGTGGCACCGGCGCCAACGAAGGTGGTGTCGACCTGCAAAACCAGGTACAGCTGTTCGCCGCCCCCCAGGTCACGCAAGGTGGGCGTGGCGCCCAGGTCGATCACGTCCGTGTTGGGCGCGATGGCGTTGCCGATGTTCAAAGCAATCGCTGCGGCATCAGCGAATTCGGTGCGTTCGTCGAGAAGCATGGTGTCTCTCCTATTAGCTGACGGTGACTTCGGTGCCCAGCAGAGCATCGCACCGGAGCACAGGGATTTCGTCGAAGGTCATGACCCGCTTGCCGGCCACGGTCTCGAACGTCAGGTTGCTGGCGGTCTTGTCCAGGATCGCCAGGCGCAGCATCTCACGCACGGAACGGCTCACCAGGAAGGTGGGACGGCCGGCGCCGAGGTTGGGCACGCGCTCGACAGCCTGGATCATAAGACGCAGGACGCTGGTGGCGGCGCTGACGGCCTGGGTGCCGGACAGGGCCAGCAGGTCAGTCATGTCCACGTTGGCGATACGCACGACGTCGCGCCAGTCGCGCACGGTCAGACCGGCGTCCCACTTGTAGTGGGTCCGGTACATCTGCGCGCGGCCATTGCTGCCGTCGACGTTTTCGACGGTCACTTCGCCCAGGTCGTTGACGGACAGACCCGCCTTGGAGCCTTTGGGGAAGATGCCGTGGACGTTTTCGCCCCAGTTCACCAGCCAGATCGAGGTGCAATCGCCGGAGGTGCCGGAACCGTTCAGCACGTTCAGCGCGTTACCAGCGGAGAGCGAGGTGAAGCGGGGGGCCAGACCGGTGAAGGCCTCGGGCTCGGTGCCCTCGTTGCCGTACACCAGGGTGGAGGCCAATTCCTGGGACATACCCTCGATGAAGGCGCGATCCTCGGACAGACGGAAGGCGGCGGCGTTGCCGTTCAAGTCCGCGAGGGCCTTGTCGACTTCGGCGTAGGCTTCCAACATACCGGTGGAGTCGGTGACCTGCGCGGTCGTGCTGCGGGCCGGCTGGACGCCGCCATACAGCTTGCGCCAGGTCGGGGCGGGCAGGCCGGTCCGGATGGTGGTACGGTTACCGGTCGGCAGGTTGCCTTCACGGAAAGCCATGTACTCCAGCACGGGGTTGGATTGCTCCAGGATTTCGACGATGTCCGCGACGTTGCCGTCCGGGTCGAGACGCTTGGCCCAGTCGGCCAGCGTGGGGTTGGTAATAGCGAGAGTTGCCATGAGTTACTCCTCAGTTCATGTTCGACTTGTCATACAAACGCTTCTCCAGCGGCTTGCGCTCGCCGGCCGGGGCGCCCTGTACGAGCTTCCCGTCCTCGCTGATCGCAAGGCCCACCTTGTGAAACGCCCGGATGACCTCGGGGTGGTTGCCCAGACCGGAGTCCTTGAGCAGGGCGCGCAGTTTGGGGGTTTCAACGAAGGCCAGGCCTTTTTCGGCCATAGCCAGGTTCTCCCCAAACTTCTCCCCGCCGAGTTCCGGGTCCGCCAAAGTCTCTTGTTTCCAGGCTTCTCGCGCAGTGGTCAGGGCCTCGATGTTGCGCGCGGCCATTGCCGGCGCCATCTTGTCCACGAGCTTCTGCGCTACCTCCTGCGAAACTCCGAGTTCTTTGGCGGCTTCGCTGTACACGCCGAGCAGCGCGTCGTCCAGCTGAGCCCCCTCGGGAGCGGTAAATTCGTACTTCTCCGGCTGTAGATCGGCCGTGGGGGCTGGCGCAGCAGGCGCCGCAGGGTCGGCCGCGGGGGCTGGAGCGGGATCAGCCGCGGGTGCGGGATCAGTGTTCAGCAGGTCGTCAGGCATTGTCTTTGTGCTCCTTGAGCATGGTCACGTAGTGGTCGGGGCACAGGTCCGTGATCTTCGCGAAGTACCGCAAGCCCACGTTCCTGGCGCCCTCCCGGAAGGTTGTCTCCTCCGTGCCGGTGTAGCTGCTGCGGAAAACTCCCGTTACATCCAGCAGTGAGGCCATCAACCGGCGTCCTTGTTTGTGCGACATGAGCCAGACCAGGTCCTCGTCCGCGGTAGCGGCCAGATTCTTGGCGCGCTGGGCTGCGTCCTGGGCTCTGGATACTTCGGTGGTGATGTCGTCCATGTGGGGCAGTGTAGTGAACGGGGCCGTTTTCACAAGCGATTACCTGCGATACCGGCGACGAGCGGTAATAAGCCAAGACGATATCGTCTCGACAAGGGTGAATAACCAGGATTGGGTGTCGAAAGACTCCACGCTGAACGAAGAATCGTCCCACATTACGCAATAAGCACAGACCTGAATTTATCGGTCGGCGTACCATCGCCGTGGAGCGCGGTGCCCGCTGTCCTACGCATATCAGCGTAGATCGGCGTGACCTGGGCCGCCGCAAGAACGGCGGCGGCTATCTCCCCGGCCGTCGGGCAGGTGCCGCCAGCGGACGAAAAGATCGAATAGCTGTCAATCAGGTCTGCCCCCACCGCCGCACGGACCGCGCAACTATCGCTTAGGTCCGCCGTGACTGCCGCGATGATGGTGTAGCTGTCGGCGAGGTCTCGCGCTACCGCGGCGCGGATGCTGTAGCTGTCGGCGAGGTCCCGGGAGACCGCGGCGCGGATGCCGTAGCTGTCGGCGAGGTCCCGGGAGACCGCGGCGCGGATGCTGTAGCTGTCGGCGAGGTCAGATGTGACGCTACCAGCGGTCTCTATGCTGTAACTGTCGGCGAGGTCTTGTGAGACCGCGGCGCGGATGCTGTAACTGTCGGCGAGGTCTTGTGAGACTGCGGCGCGGAGGCTGTAGCTGTCGGCGAGGTCTTGTGAGACTGCGGCGCGGATGCTGTAGCTGTCGGCGAGGTCAGATGTGACGGAAGAAGGTCCGCCACCACCAATCACCAGCGGTAGGCCCGCTATTGCCCCACTCGCAATTGCGCCGCTAGCGACGACCATATTAGATCAAGCTCTTGATTGTGTTTACAACGGTTTTTAAATCACGAACGATCTGGCGCAAGTCTTTGGAGATAACCATCAGCTGGGCATCTCTTCCAGCGTTGGTAAGAGCAGGAGCGTCGATATAGGCTTGCATTTCTGCTACTGTCGCATCCACATGACTTATGATGTTCAACCTATCACCTCTGAATGCTTGTTTCAGCGCGCGACGTTCCTGATCTTGAGTGGGGTCGTAAAGATGGGGCATGATGCTAGACTCCAATTACCGGCCAATTAACAACGACAACATTCACGTTGGCCACAGTAATCGCGGCATCAACACTATCACAAGCTGCATTACTAGCCGTAATAACCGCTGCGACATCAACAATCATCTGATTCAAATAAGCTTGCGGATATACACCGAGATTTGCGGAGGATTGCTTTTCCAACGGATACACGGCGAGTATTCTACGCGTGGCCTCGTTGTTAATTTCATCGCGCTTGTTTTGTTTTCTTGCCGGCAGTTCGGCGGCGTTAAGTTCTGTCTGCGTCGGCTGCGGCTCAGGTCTATACCATGCGGCAATATAAGGGCCAGTACCGTCGTCCTGAAGACGGCAGTCAGACAAAAAATCAATATCAGGAAATAGGAACTGCAAAGTCTCAGCTAGCATTTATGGCCCCAGATAAATTGCGAGAATGGCTGTATCCGTATCCGATGCTATCGAAGCACCGGAAGTACTTGACACCATAGCCCACAGTTCCACGTAGTCTGTAGTGCCATTCATCTCGATGATACCTGCTGGGGTACTTGAGGTGACCGTTCCTGAACCACGAGCTTGGTGCCCTAAAGATAAAAAAGAAGCTACTGCTCCGTTTTTATAGAGCGATAGACCTACTAGTTCGTTAATATTGAGGGCTGTTTTACTGCTAGCGATAAATAAATATTTACCTGGCACCGTGGGAGTGTACCGCTTATTAGAAACAGACCAACCGCTACACGTATCAATTGCAGCTGCATTACCAAACGGACTCGATATTTTTACGCTCGTCCAACTAGACCCGAAGGTTTGCGCTGATCCACCACCAGCGTACACCGCCAAGCACGCACGAGCTATCTGGCCGCTCAGCCTGTCAGCGCTCACTACTACATAGACTTTCGCCGCGCTTGTCAGGCTAAGCGCACTGCCCGTACTAGACGCCTCAAAAGTTCCCCGGCTCAAAGTCGTGCCCGAATGCGTGTACGCGCAATCTCGCGCGACTTCCCACGCTGATCCGTCAATAACAAGGACATCCACGTTCGCATTCGCGCCATAGGCTGTAGCGAACGATTGATATCCTGACTCGGCTGAGGCAAGCGTAATGGTGCCGGTTCCGGGCGTGCCGGAAACCGACATTCCTACGCGATTTTTGATGGAGGGTAGCGACATGACGTTGCCTTATTACGGGTTGGTGTCGCCCTGGACCCGAATGGTCCAAGTATCGGTGGCGGAAGCGGCCGCGGCGTTGACGGTGCGGCGTACCCAGACCGGATAGTGCTGGCCTGGTCCGATGTCGCCCAGGGTCAACCCTCCGGCAAAACTCGACGGCTGGCTAAACGATTCGCCAGCAGGGGCAGTGCCCTCGTTGGCGATGACTTCAGCCGTACCGTTCAGGCCCTCGCCCCCGAGCGCGATGGCAATGTCGGTATCGCTGGAACTGGTCTGGGCTTGAATCCAGATTTTCGCGCCTTGAAGGGTCAGGGTGGCGTGCGCGTTGTGCACATAGAAGCAGCGGTACTCGATATCCCCCGCAGTAGCTTCAGCGCTACTCACGTCGTCGAATATGGCGTTCGTAGCAAAACTATTTGAAGACTTCGCGCCGCCCAGGGCCGCTGCCGGGTCTGAGTTGGACGCACCACCGCTCATGCGGTAGTGAATGTCTGTTGATGCGATTGCCATAGCAGTTACTCCTTGATCGTGGTATCAACCCGCTGTTTTGATTCCCTATCGGTGCTTAGCTTCCAGGCCGTCCATGCGGGCGGCGTGGCGGTTAAGTTCCCCCCACACCGCGCTGAGGTCGCGGGCGGCATCGCTGGCGCGGTAGCGGTCCCCCGACCCTTGCGCAATGGCCGCCTGCAAGTTGCGAACTTCGGCCTGTAGAACACCTATCTGCGTGGTGGTTTCGACGTTGGTCTTCAAGCTCCACCCCAACAAAGCCACGATAAGCACCTGCATGATGGTGCCTACGTGCTGTTCCAAACGCCAATTTTGGTCGGTGGTCATTTTTCTTCCTTCACAAGGCCCGCGTGCCAGTCGAGAAGGGCGTTGTACCGGGCGATACAGTCCCAGGCGCGTGCATAGTTGGTGGCGATGTTTGCGGCAAGGGGAGCGGCAGCAACGGCAGCGGGCGGATCAGAAGATGCGCTGGGGGCGGGGGGCACGGCGCTTGCGGCGCTTGCGGCACTGACGAGCACGCCGAGAGAAGCAGGGCAATTACCAGTGATGGCGTTCGCATACGTTGTGTACTCCTGACTGAGATCGGATAGCGCGCGCTCTTTTTTTGCCAATTTCTCGGACAGAGCGTTACCTAGTGCGAGGGCCCCGCGTAGTTTGGCTTCGTGTTCCGCCGCTTGCTGGGCTTTGGCCACGGCCATCTCGGCTTGGCAGGCGGCCTTGCCGCGGGACCACACGAAGTCGTACACAGCCCACACACCGCTGATAGCGACGGCTCCGCTGAGAACGTAGGGGAGTGCCCGCAACAGTAGGGCGGTCATTGCCGGCTTTCAGAATAAATCTTGAATGCGTGCCCCGCTAGCAAGGCGGCTGGGGCAGTAAAAGCGGCAATGACCGCGCCGATACCAGCGTCGGATTTGCCCAACACAAGGGCGGCGTCGGCATAGCTGTACGCATGCTCCCCCGCCACCCAGTTCAGCCAGATGACCGCGCCCAAGGTAGCGCGGCGAACGATACCCCTGCTATCGATCCAGTCCCAAAACCGGGTCAGGCTGTTGTTGAGCACCTCGGCCATTATCGTAGGAAACCCGTCAGCTTACCGCGGACGTCGGCCAGCACGCCTTCAGCGGCGGCGATCTCGGCGTTCAGCTCACTGAGTCGCTTGTTCAATTCGCTTTCGGCTCGCGCCAAGTCGGCCAGCTTCCCGTCCTGCGCCTTGACCTTGGCAACAGCGGCTTGAACAAACGCGTTGGCCCGCCGCTGCGCTTCGGCAACAAGGACTGCGCCCTCAGCCTCCGCCTCGGTCTTGCACGCAGCCGCGGCCTTTGTGGCTTCATCCAAAGCTCGCTCCGCCGCGACTAGTTTATCGCCGGCCGCGCGGGTTGCGTCGTTGGCCTCTTCGGCGGCTATGAGCGCGCGGTTACGCCGTTGTTCGGCCTCCTTGGTGGCTTGTTCGATACTGCCAAGATGGTCGAGCGCGTCGACCAAGGAAAGCACCGCCTTGAACTGGCGAGCCAGGCTACGGGCGTCTTCAGCCGCTTGAATGATGTTGATGTCGCTCATTTGGTGGTCCTCCGCAAGAGCAGGGTGCAGGTAAGGCTGGTGGTGCCGTCGCCGCCAATAACGCGCGGCCGGATATGGTTCACCACCTCGCTCACGGCCTCGATCTTCGCCGCGGAAAAGGACAGGCCGTTACCTTGGGGGTCGGTCAGCGTGGCGTAGTTGATCGGATCAGGCTCCAAAGAGCCCTCCAGCACGACGGTGGCGCCACCGAAGGTGCCGGTGACCTGGATGGCGCGGTCGGCCGCCTCGGTGTACGAGATGGGGACGCCAGCCTCGCCCTGGGCCAATACCCAGGTCGCCAGGTAGGCGGCACCGTCCGTGGTTTGCTGCTTGGTGGAAGCGATGTCAGGCATGGGGCTCTCCTCTAAAACTGTCCGCCATAGCCTTGTAGGCCGGACATGATGTCAGTCAGGGCATTCTGCCCATCGGTGGGGGCTTTGGCGAGGGTCTGGGCGGTCCTGGCGGATTGTTCGGCAGCCATGGCTTGTTGTTGCTGGGCCTGCGCCTTGGCACGCTCGCCCCGGACCAGGGCGACCTTCTCGTCGCCGACGATCATCGCGGGGTCAACACCGAGCATGTCGGCGTAGTTGTCGATGACCTGGTCGGTGTCGATCTTGTCCCAGATGCCGGGGTCCTGCTTCGCGCCGGCCAGGCTGGCCACGGTGCCGAGCAGACGGTCCACAGACTGGATGCCGACGGCGCGCTGAGCCTGGGCCAGCACGGAGACGAACTCGATCTCCAGGTCCTGGCCATGCAGCGCCTTGGGCGGCGGGGGCACGATCTTGGCGGTCAACATCTCGTCGAAGGTGACGTCGATCAACGGGCTCAGCATCTCGTTGAACATGCGCTCCAGCACGGGGCCGAGCATGAGCAACTTCTCCTCGTGCCGTTCCGCCACCTCGCGCGCCGTGATGCCGCTGCGGTCGTCGTTGGACAGCATCATGAACAGGTCGGCGTAGAACGTCTGCCGGACCCGCTCGCGGGTGTCCTGAATATCCAACAGCAGGTGCTGAAGGTTGATATTCGCCTCGAAGGCCGGGCGTAGGCCACTGTTGGCGTTGGTCAGGTCGACGTAGGTCACGCCACCAGGCAGCAGGTTGGTCTCCTGGTTCTTCAGGGAGGCCGGTGCCTGCATGGGCGGCTTGGTCTGGTAGTCGATGCCTTGCAGCTTGCGATACTGCTGATGTTGGAGCTGCTTCAGGTCGCCGAGCGCCTCCATGCCGGGGCTGTTGCCGTAGACATCGCCGCCCGAGACGGCCCACCGAGGGGCGATGGCGCGGAACCGCTTGAAGCCGGACTCGCGCAGCATCTTCTCCTCACTGCCCTTGCTCTCGAAGTAGCACGATGCGTAGGCCATGTCCTTCGGCAGCTTGCCCTTCAAGTCGCGCACGTTGCGCGGCTCGACGACGTGGGTGATGGTCACCCACTTGTCCAGGCCCTTGCCCTTGTCGAACAGGTCCTTGATGTACTTCGAGCAGTTCTCGATGCCGAACTCACGCACTACCTGGCTGACCGTCATGTCGAACTCACGGTAAACCGTGTCCACCTCACCCTTGTAGTTCGTGGCGATGGCGTACTCGCCAATGGTGAGCGGCGCGGCGTGCAGCACGTCGTTGTAGTCAGGCAGCAGCAGGGCCGCACCGGTGCCGAAGGCGCCGATCTCCTCGTAGAGGCTGTGCAGCGTGCGGTAAGTGTTGCCCTTGGCGAAGATCGTCCGCATGAGCCGCGTGACGTCGTCGAGCCAGCCTTTGACTTCGTCATTCTCGGCCAGCTTGGGGTCGGGCGTGGTGAGCCTGAACCAGGGCCTGGCGGGTGACGTCATGCCGGCCATGAGGCCAGCACCCAGGACGCGCAGAGCGCGCGTGCCGGTGTTGTCGTAGATCAGGTTGTGCCGCTTGTCGCCGCGGTTGCGGTCGGAGACGAGGAAGCGGCCGTTGCGTGGCAGCAGGTTCTCGCTCACCTCTTGCCACTGGCTGATCCAGCTGGAGCGCTCCTCCCACAACGCGCCGCGCCGGTGGTTGTACAGCTCGCGGGTGTTGGGGGCCGCCATAGCTTACTGTCCCAGCAGCTTGTTCTTGCCGAGCAGAAGGTCGTTGTCGTCGATGCCGGACGGGCCTGTCTGGAAGGTGCCGGCCGGTGCGCCGCTCCCCACCCCAAGGTTGGCGGTTGCTTTGGTGCGGGCCCGCGCCACAGTCGGGCTCTTGGCCGCCTGCGGGGGCTTCTCAGGAGCCGGCGGGTCGGCGGGCTTGCTCTTTCCCCCGCCGCCGAAGAGCCGCATGCGACCGGCTTGCGGACGGAAGCCCTCAGTGTCGTAACCAGGGTCCATTAAGGCAGTAAGGTGTCGCATATCGTAAGCTCCATCTCTAAGACGAAAACATCTCGCAAAGCGTCAGCTTGTAAGTGTAAACCGGGAATCCGTCCGCACAAGCGAAATCCGCTCTTTTCCGCAATCCGCACCAGGCGCTCGTCCAAGGTCCAGATAATCATGCGCTCATATCCAAGGGCGGCGGCAAGGGCCATTCCTTGCCGCGTGGCCTCGCGCAGTTTGGTGCCGTCACCGATAATGTGCGGCTCCAGCACCTTGGGGTTGCGCTGCTCGGCGAAGAAGCAGAAGCCGGCCTCGATGTCGCCGATTACCTTGGCGCCGTCGTTGACGCAGCGGTTGACCATGTAGTTCAGCCCATCGAGCGGCGTGTAATCGTGCCTGAACATGGAGGGGTCCGCGTGCTCGAACAGGAAGCGCTGCACCGCGGGGTCCAGGATGCTCAGCTCACGTAGGTTCATCGCTTACCCCCGAGTGGTTCGTAGTCGGTCTTGACGTTGCGGCCGGCGGTGGCCGCGGGGATGCTGGACTTGAGCTCAACCGGGAAGGCGAAGCTCAGGGCCAGCGCGTCGCCCTTGTTGGGGCTGGCCAAGCCGCGCTTCTTCATGTCCTGCTTGCTCTCCAGCTGAATCTTGCCGTCGGGCCTGGGCACGGTCTCTGGGCCGATCAGGTCGTAGTAGAGCTCCTGGTCCTTGGGGATGCAACCACCAGCCTTGAGCCAGTCGCGCATGTCACGCCACATCTGTGCCCGCTTGTTGATGCAGCCCTCGTCGGTCGACTGGCCGGCGAACCACACCAGCTGCCACTCCCGATGCATGGTACGGCCGACGCTGACGATGCCGGTGCCGTAGCCGCCATCAATGAACACAGCGTCCGCTTGGTGGTCGTCCTCCAGCTGAGCCAGCAGCGTGGCCACGTGCATGTCGTTGTCGTTCTTGGCGATGACCCGGAGAATCTTGAACACCAGGCCCTGGCGCAGTGCGATGACCAGTGCGTCGTCGCCCTCCCATGCCGGATCGCAGGTCAGAATCTTGGGTGCCCAGCTGTAGGCGTCCGCCTTGATCTCGCGCCCGTAGGCGGCGTCAACGTCGGCCACGCTGATGAACTGCCTGGCGCTCATGGCCGGGAACATGCCTCGCACACGCACCTTGACGAAGTCCGAGTCGATGCCGTGGTCCGCGATCAGTTGCTCGAAGTAGGCCTTGTTGGTGATAGCCACGTCCCGGGAGTCGATCTGCCGTGTGGTCCACCGATGGCGGCTCTTGCCGAAGCAATCGGCAAACCAGCCGACGTTCTGGGTGGGGTTGCCGAAAGCGAACTTCATAGGCTCGCCGTCGGTCAGGCCGCCCTCGGACACCTCGTGGATTTTGTCCGGGATACCCGAAGCCTCGTCGAAGATGTAGAAGCTGGTGCTGTTGGCCGCGTGCTGGCCGGCGAACGACTCGCTGTCCTCCTCACGGCATGTCTGGGCAGTGCAAAACCAACTCTCTAGGTGTTGCTTGTGACTCATACGCATGGCGCCGCGGCCGGTGGTGACGTCGAACCAGTGCGCGGTGATGCACTTGCTCGTCCACTTGGCGATCTCAGCCCACGTCTTGGAAGCCAGCTGGGGGGCCGTCACGGCTGTTACGGTGCCTCGGGCATAGGGTCGGGTGGACATGATCCAATCAACGAGCCAGGCGACCAGTGCGCTCTTCCCAATGCCATGGCCGGAGGTGATGGCGTTGCGCAGGGGCTCGACCGGGTTGCGACCATCAAAGCCGCGGGCCTTGACTTGGCGGCCGATGTCTTCGAGGAACTCACAGGCCCACTTGTCCGGGCCGTAGCGGGTGTTGTAGACCAGGTTCCAGGGCTCGGGCAGCTCGACCATCTGGAGCGAGCTGTCCGTGTCCCAGGGGTAGGCGTAGATGACGAAGCCGAGTGGATCGTCGTAGAACCTCGCCATGTCCTGGGCGAGGAGCAGGTCCGGATCAGCCTGCCCTTTGCCTGGCCGCACCGATGGCCTCCGCGATGTCCAGCTTGCCGGTGATGTTGATGTCTTGCTTCTCGCGATAGTCGTCAGGGAAGCGGGCGCTCATGCTCTTAGCCCACAGCGCGGCGTTGAAGTACCGAGCGCCGAGGTTCTCCTGGGCTGTTCTCTCCCACCAGGTGAGGGCATTGGAGCGAGCGTGGCGCATTGCGTGGAGAAAATCTGGATGGGCTTCCATCCAATCCCACAACACCTCCCGCGATACACCGAGCTCGCAGGCCATCTGAGCCACGCTGTAGCCCTTCAAGCCCAGCTCCACAACCCTGTCGCAATACTCCTCCCGGTAGAGGGTAGGTCGACCTCGACCTCGTTTGGGCGCGTCCATGTCAGTTCCTAAAAGTCAGATTGCTCACATCATAGCGCTCACGGCCGTTCCCACAAGCCACCCAGCACCGAACGCCAGGCCGGTGAAAATGATTACCTCCAGGGTGAATCGTGCCCACATCCACCGCGCAAACTCGGCTTCCTGCTTGCGTGTAAAAAAGTGCATGTTCATATCTCCATGTAAAAAACTACGTGTTCGCCTCACACAGGCCACATTGCCCAAAGCCGCATGCCGCATGGGTATATACCCCCATGCGGTGCGGGCGGCTTTTTTCTGGGCAAAATGCCGCATGCCGCATGAGGCCTCATGAGGCTTCGTGAGGCTTGTGAGGGCTGTTTTCATGCAAACTCGCATTATTCAACAACCACCGGCAACTCGATGGTCTCGGTCTCGGTGTCCAGGATGAAGAGCCCCTTCTCCGCCAAGCTAGTGATGGCACGCCTCAAATACTCCGCCCGGCGGTCCCGTCCGCTCTCTGGTTTCAGCACATGGCGCTTGCCCTCCTCCACCACGGCCGCCACCTCGATCCCCTTGCTCTGGGCAAGCCCGATGGTCCTGAGCGCCTCCATGACGGCCACCTCCCACGGTCCCTTGGGCCTGTACCCTTTGGCTGTGGGCGCCGCGATCTCCTCCGGCTCGCAGTAGCAGCTGAGCGAGACCTCTTCGTCCTCGTCTATCCCCACAGCGATGGTGGGCAGGGTGAAGGCGTAGCGGCTGTTGTCGATGTCGTCCTTCATCTTGCTCATGCGGGCTGTGCGGACCTCCTCCTCCCGGGTGATTTCGATCTCGACGTCCACGGCACCCTTGAGGCCAGACCACCCGCGGGCTCCACGGGACACATCCTTGCCAGAGTGGTGGATCAGGATGACCAGGGCGCCGGAGCGTTTGTGCATCTCCTGGCAGGCGCTGATGATCTTCCCCATGGCCTCGCTGCTGTTCTCGTCACCTCCCGGCATGACCTGGGCCAGCGTGTCGATGACGATGATGGCCGGGCGGCCGAACACTTTGACCTGCTGCCAGAGCTCTTGGACCACGGGCTGGTCCTGAAGGTTGGGCGCGTCGGTGATGAACCCGATGGGCAGCCGGGCCACGTCGACGTCGTGCTGGTTGGCGTAGGCTCTGACCCGCTTGTTGAAGCTGGCCTGGCCCTCCGCCGCGATGTAGACCACGCGGCCTTGGTGGACCCTCTGATCGCGCCAGGGGACCCCCCGCGCCACAGCCATGACCAGGTCCAGGACGAAGAAGCTTTTGCCACTGGCCGGTTCGCCGTATATGACACAGAGGCCCACCTTGGGCAGCACGTGCTTGATCCAGTAACTGGGCAGCGGCATGGCGTACAGGTCCGCGGCGCTGTGCACGTAAAACCGCGGCCGGTGCGCCGGGCTCGCCGCGGGCTCGCCACTCAGGTCGGCGAAGCCGTCCAGCAGCCCGGGTCGCTTGAACTCGACCGCGGCCAGGAACTGATCGTCGGTGCGGTGCTCGCAGTGGGCGTGCAGGCAGTGGAAGTGGCCCTGCTCATATCCGCCGGTATGCGCCGGCCAGTACGTGGTGCTGCTGTCGCCGGTGTCCGTGGTGTGCTCGTGCTCCCAGGGGCAGGTGATGTGCAGCCGGCCGTCGCGCTCCTGGCGCTTGATCAGTCCCTGGGCCTGGAGGTGCTGGGCCACCGGGTCGTTGACCGCGGCGTCGCGCAGCTTGTCCAACTTGCTGCTGGTGCTCGACTCGGTGCTGGGCTCGACGCCGAACTCTGCCTGGAGCGCTGCCCACAGGGCTTCGAACTCGGCCGGCGACAGGGTGGGGAAGTCCTCCCCGTCTGGCCAGGTCCACTCGTACTTGACCCCGCTGGGGTGGCGCCCGACGGCCACGAACTGCTGGCCAGTGGCCAGGAACTCGATCATGCCGTGCGCCGTCTTGATGCGCCGCTTGCCGTAGTCGCCAGGCATGCGGAAGGCCTGGAGGAACTTGGCGCTGTTCGCTCGCGAACGCACCGGCGCCACCAGGTGGTCGTAGATGGCACGGGCCACCTCGGCCGCCTCGTCGGGATCGTCGATGTCCACGTCCAGGGCACGCACCTCGCGCGTCTGGAGACAGATGCCGTAGTCCCTCTCGTGGGACCAGGTCTCGACCGCGGCCATGGTGGTCTCGCGCTGGGTCCACTTGGCCAGGCCCACAACCTGGCGCTCGCCGTTGTAGATACTGGGCGTCTTGCCCAGGCTCTGCATGCCGGACTGGGGGGAGATGACCGCCTCGGGGTTCGAGACCACCGGCAGCAGGTCCCGGGTGAGTCCGAGCAAGAGGGAGAATTGGTCCCAGTCCTCTGGGGACGCGCCATGCCAGGCGCTCCCAATAGGGATGACGTTGGGCATCATGCCGCCCCTTTCAGTGTTGGGTGGGGAAGTGGGCCAGCTCTTCGAGGGTCAGCAGCGGCAGCACCTTGTTCTTGTCACGCAGCTTCTTGCTGCCGGACACCAGGCGCAGGGCCAGCGCCAGGTTGGGCGCCTTGACGATTTCAGGGTTGGTCAGCTGGTACAGGTAGGCGATGGACGTGTTGGCGATCTCAGCCAGTTCAGCCTTCTCGCTGGCGGTGGAAGCCGTCAGCCACTCTTTCATGGAAGCCATGATTCTCTCGGGTTGGTGGATGGGAGCTTTGATGTTAGAACAATCTGGCACCACAAGCCATAGAGGAATCTAATAAGTTTAGCTTATGGCGCCATAAAAACATTAAATACACAGGCGTGTCAGATTTGTCTATATTTGGGTCGTCCCACTGCTCTTTAACAACCGATAGCCCCCACCGCCTCAAGAGGTCAGACCGGACGCCGGCACAGACTGCAACGGCCCACGAGGTAGCCAAGGGAACCCTGAAGAAGGGATCGAGAGGTACCGAACACCCGACCCACCATGAAACCGTGAGAGGTGAGGCCACGCAGTGATCGCCAGGCGTGCGGGAGTGATAGCGATCTGATTCAACAGAGAGCCTGCGCGAGCGGGTTCTCGATTGAGTCACCCGCCCAGGAGCTGAAAATGGCCGACCTCAAAGCCCTGTCCATCGTCGGCCTCGCCTCCCTGATCCGCAAGGACTGGAAGAACGTGAACTACGCCGCCGCCCCCTACCTCTCCGCCATGTTTGGTCTGGAGAACATTGACGACAACTACGGCGAGGACCCCGGCCACATGGTCGTCCGCTACTTCCTCGCCAACGCCGCCAGCTGGCGCGGCGAGACCGCCAAGGCCATCAAGGCTGAACTGAAACGGAGACTCAAATGATCCACACACCCATCGAAACCCCCGCCTACTACGGCCACCAGCTGCTGCTCGCCGAGAACGACCTGCGCTGCTACCGCAACAACGCTGGCGCCTTCAGCCTCCGCGCCGAACTGGCCGCCACCGACGACGCCCGCCAGGACGCTCTCGGGTCCCGCCAATACTGGCTCAACCTGGCGCACTGCCAGGAAGCCAGGGTCAGACACCTTACTCACCTGCGCCAAGCATCCGAGCAGCCCTGAGCCCCCAGCCAGGCCCCCACCACCCGGTGGGGCACTGAGTGGTGGTTCCGATCACCACTACGCTGCGGGGAGTCACCCCCGCGACGACGGGCAGGACCCGGGGCTGGCCAACCAAAGGCCCGGAGCCCGCCACTCGTTGCCCTTCGGGAGTCAACAGTCGCGGAGTAAGCCAAGCGCACCGCAAGCGCCGCGCCGGTGGAATGCCGGCAAACCAAGACTGATTATCAAAGCGATACCAACTGATAGGAGCCTGACATGACCGACCTCGTTTCTCAAATGATGGCCTTCGAAGAAGGCGAACTCGACCTGGAAGAAACCGTAGCCCTCTTCCAGAAGCTGATCAACAACGGCCAGGCCTGGACCCTTCAGGGTTTTTACGGCCGCACCGCAGCTCGGCTGATCGAAGCCGGTTACTGCCAACCCGCCACTCGCTGATAGGAGCCTGAAATGAGAAAGATCGAGCAACGCATGGTCGCCGCCCTTCAATCACGTAGTTTTTGGAAGGAAGGCAACACGATGGTCCACCCTTCCGGGGATGCCTACCTTTTCGGCAACCAAATCGCCCGTGTAACTGGCGGCGAGGTTCGCGTGAACACTTACACGCTTTCCCACTACCCAACCAACACCACCATTAGTCGCCTCCGCGCGCTTGGTGTCGACGTGTGCCGCAAGGCGGGCCGCGCATACCTGGACGGCCAACCTCTCTAAACCTAGGAGCGTGAAATGAAATACTGCTTTACAGACGAAACACTGGTCGTAGGGGAGATCACCCTGCGCCGCATCAAAGCCTTGAGAAGCTTTGGCAACGTCACAGAAGGCGAGCTGGGCGGCTTTCTGCAAAGCGAAGAAAACCTCAGCCACGAAGGCGACGCCTGGGTCCTCGGCAGCGCCCGGGTCTCTGGCAGCGCCCGGGTCCTCGGCAACGCCCAGGTCTTCGGCAGCGCCCGGGTCTCCGACGACGCCTGGGTCTCCGACGACGCCTGGGTCTTCGGCGACGCCTGGGTCTCCGGCAATGCCCGGGTCCTCGGCGACGCCTGGGTCTCCGGCGACGCCCGGGTCCTCGGCGACGCGAACCTTTTATAGGAGCATGAAATGTCTCTCACACCTACCGGCCACGCCGGTACTGGCGGGCTACAGCGGCATAGTCTGGGCGCTGATTACCCCTGGTATATTATACGTTCCCAGGCCCACGGCCATGCCCCGCTGGAATACAGCGTGTACAACCTCGTGACCGGGTCCAGGTCCCAAAACTTTCGCACCTTGCAGGCGGCGCTGATACAGCTGGCCAGCCTCCGGGTGCGGAACTTGATGCACTCGTGAAAAAGGAGATAGCAATGCGACCTTAAATCAAAGCGGCCCGTTACCAAAACGAGCATCTCGTTTGTCCCTAACGGGTAACACTCAGCTGCTCAGGTCAAGGGGCTTCGCGGCCCCTCCGCCGGCACAGTTGCCGATACCCAGGAGAAACACATGCACGGACTGAACACCCTGTCTTACCTGAACGCCAACGCCGACGCGGCGGCCCATGCTCGCGCTGCCGACCCCGGTCGTGTGGGCGCCCGCTCTGCCGAGTCGCGCCTGATGGAAGCCCTGACCCACGTGGCCGACGTCCTGGAGGCCATTGCCGAGGAGGCCGACAGCCCCCAGGTCGAGGCCGTCCGCCGCGCCCGCGGTCCCGAGTGGTCGGTCGCCCGCCACGGTGACGAGTTCTGGGTCCTGCCCCTGACCGGTCAGGCCCGCACGCTGGCCCAGGCGATCATCCCGCCCGGCACCCGCCGCTACGGCATGCACTACATCCTGCCGGCTGACGACCTCGTCAACCAGGCCATCATCGAATCCATCCAGGAGGCCCAAAATGCTTGAGCAATCCATCGAACGTCTGTCAGGTCTGATTGAACAGCTGATCTATCAGTTGGAACTGGGCCGTAGCGGTAGCAAACCCGCCACCGAGGAGCTCCCCACGCCGACCCCCGCCAAGCTCGCCAAGGCGGAGAATCCGGCGAAGGTGGAGAAGGCCCCCACCCCCGCCCCCGTTCCGGAAACTCCGACCGTCACGTATGACGAAGTTAAAGCCGCTACCGGCGCGCTGGCCAAGGCCAAGGGACGCGACGCCGTCCTGGCCGTCCTTGGCAAGTTCGAGGTGGACAACGCCGTCAAACTGCCCCAGGCCATGTGGGCCGGCTACGTCGAGGCCTGCAACAAGGCTCTGTCATGAAAGCCGGTAGCCCCCTCCGCCGGGCCAACATGCTGATGGCCACAATCCAGAGCCTGGTGACGAGCGGCTTCGCTATGTCGGCAATTTCCAACCTCGTCGGGCCCTACAAGTCCCGTGGTAAAGGCAAGGGGCGCAACCGGATGGTGAAGACAAGCCACCTCCGGGGAGGCGTCTCTAAGTACACGCCGCACCAAGGGAAGCGAGAGATCGCCCGGCGTTTGTCCAGAATGGAGGCATCATGCCCGGCCAACACGCTCTAATGTCTCCCTCGAAGGCGCACCGCTGGGCCGCGTGCCCCGGCTCGGTCGCGCTTTCGATGGGCTATCCTGAGGACTCGTCCAAGTACGCCGCCGAGGGCACCGACGCACACGCCCTGGCCGCCGACTGCCTGGCCAGCAGCACCCCACCCGCGGCCTTCGAGGGCCGCATCCTCCCCAACGGCACGGTCGTCGATCCCGACATGGTCGGCTTCGTTCAGGAGTACCTGGACGCCGTCCTCGCGGAGGCCCCCAACGGGTCGGAGCTCTTCGTCGAAAAGGCCTACGGCATCACCTTTATCACCGGCGAGAAGGACGCCGAGGGAACTGCTGACGCCGCCATCCTAGCGCCGGCCACCCACGGCAGCGCGCTTCATGTTTTCGACTTCAAATATGGCAGGGGCGTGCGGGTTGATGCCGCTGAAAATTTGCAGCTGATCATGTACGCCGCCGCCGCTTACGCCGACGTCTCGCTCTACTCAGACGTATCCCGGGTACACCTGCACATTGTGCAGCCCAGACTGGGCCACCACGATGTCTGGAGCCTCTCTCCAGAGGAACTTCAGTGCTATGTGGAGATGCTCCACCGGGCCGCCGATCTAGCCGCGGCCGCGATGTCCACACCGGAGAAAAACCGGGACGGGACTTGGGAGCGGGTCTACCTACGCCCTGGCGAGGACCAGTGCAGGTGGTGTCTTGCCAAAATAGGCTGCCCCGCGCTCAGGGCGCTCTCGACTCGCGTGGTTGAGACCACCTTGGATGGCCTGATTGACATGGACGCCACCCTCAACGGCATCCCTTCGGCCGACAACGACCAGCTGTCCTACTGGTACACCCTGCTGGGTGCTATCGAGGGCTGGTGCGCCGCCATCAAGGCGGAGGCCTTCCGGCGTGCTGAGGGGGGCGAACTGCCCGGTTTTAAGCTGGTGAGCGGCAAGCGCGGTGCCAGGGCGTGGGCCTCTGCCGAAGAGGCGGAAACCACCATGAAGGCAATGCGGCTTAAAGTCGGAGAAATGTACAACCTCAACCTAATCAGCCCGACCCAGGCTGAGAAGCTGTTGAAGGAGGCCCCGCGGCGGTGGAAGCGCTTGCAAAGCCTGGTTACCCAACCGCCCGGCAAACCCACCCTGGTCCCTGTCGCTGACCCCCGTCCGGCTCTGCCGAGCGGGGTGGCAGGGTTGATCAACTCTGACGTGGACGATCTGCTATGAGATACCACAACCTCCCGCCTGGGCGTTTGCCCGACGAGGTGCGGAACCAGCTTATCGCGGCCAGCAAAATCGAGCAAAACACGCTGCCCGGTGAATCAACCGCCCGCACCCGCGCCATCAACCGCATTACAGCCTTGGCTGTACTTGCGTACCCCGAGCTATTCAAGGAGTAACACCATGGAAATCATCCTCAAAAACGTCCGCATGGCTTTCCCCACCATCTGGATTCCCCAAGCTATTAACGACGGCGAGCCCAGTTTCGGCGCCAACTTCATCGTTCCCCCCGAGTCGGACAACGCTAAGCTGCTGGCCGCCACAATCAAGAAGGTCGCCGCTGAGAAGTGGAAGGATAAGACCGACGCCGTGCTGGCCAAGTTGAAGCAGGATGGCCGCATCTGCTACCACACCAATCCCATGACCAACTCGGCCGGCGAGGTGTATAGCGGCTTCGAGGGCATGTATTGGGTTCGCACCGGCAACAAGATGCGGCCTATGATCGTTGACCGCAACCCGAACGTCCCACTCACGCCCGCCGACGGGCGCCCCTACGGTGGCTGCTTCGTCAACGCCAAAATCGACCTCTGGGCGCAGGACAACAAGTGGGGCAAGCGTGTCAACGCCTCGTTGTTGGTCATCCAATACGTCGGCCCGGGCGAGGCCTTCAGCGGCGGCGCGGCCCCGAGCATCGCCGGTTTGGAAGACCTTGGCGAAGCCGCTGGCGCGCCGTTCGACGCCGACGACCTGTTCTAAAACACCAGGGGAGCCCGTCATCCTTTCACCCATGGCCGCCAGCCAAGGACAAAGGCTCTCCTCCCTACCCGCGCGGGTCCCCTAAAGGTAGACTCAGCTCTCGCGGTATGGGCAAACACGTGACGGGCTTAAATACAGCACGTGTAAGGTGAGCAAACGGCCGACTGGTCCACGTAATGGACCACCAACACGCATGGCGATTGTTGTCAGGGTAGCGAAGCCTGACTTAACGGTAGCTCCGGCAGTCGCCAGCCGTGTTGGTGATATACAAAATGGATGTTGCCGTTCAAACGCCGCCACGTCAGTCATAACGGAAGCCGGGGGTCAGCGCCGGCCACCAACAACCGATACGGCTTGCCGCATCTGGTGTGTCCGCGACTGCCGCGCCTGGAAAGCGGGGACGGCACAACCGGGGGATAGGCGAAAGCCGCGAGGGTGGTTCGATTCCACCCCAAGCCACCATATAACGCAGAGGTGTGCGGCGGCGGCTTGCCGCCGTCCGAACGAACGCCGGGTTAGAGCGCCGGCTCTGAACGAGGAACCATGATGACAACTGATCTTGAGCGACAACTGGCGGCCGAGAAAGAACGCGCTGACTACGCATGGAAGAACGCCCGGACGATTGAGGCGGCACGCCAAGAGGAAATGAGCAAGCGGGATGCTGCCGAGCGAGAAAACACGCTGCTTCGCGCAGCATTGGCACCGTTCGCCGACATTCGGGCGGCCGACAGCGAAGCACTGCCCGACGGCGCAGGCTTCGCGGCTCGCACCAACGGCAGCCATGTGACCTACGGAGACATTCGGCGGGCACGGGAACTCCTGCGCTCTAACGCTGAAATTAAAGGGCGCGAAGCGTCCCACTAGATGCGCCTGTTGGGCGCGAGGAGGATTGAAATGGACATCACCGACTGGCTTGACGCGCAAGGCGTGCCAGAGGCGCACGCGGCACGCGACGAGATTGAGCGGCTGCGCAAGGTTGCTGATGCGGCACGCTGTATACGGCACTGGCACGACCGGGAGAACGGGGGGATGGTAGTAAGTGGTGAGCACGTCCGGGCGTTGTGGCAGGCGCTGCATGACCTGGATGAGCGGCCCAACACCAACGTAACCGGCCTGCCGTCCGCGCAGACCGTTAAACAACCACCGGGTTTGGATGAACCCGCCCTACGGAAAAGACATTCCGAAGTGGATGGCGAAGGCTACCCACGAAGCCCGGCAACGACAAGGACACGAACATGAGCAAGACGATGATTGGCAAGATGGTGGATCGCTTTCTCGGCTGGAAGTTGCCGCAAGACTTTGGCCCGGACTGCGGGATCAGCTTTACCCCATTTCACCCGAACGGAACTACCCGGTACGAGCCAGTTGGCACGAACCTTCTGACGGCTGACCAGGCGCGGCAGATGTTTGAGCACGCTTTGGGCGAAGACCTGGTGCGCCTGATTGAAGAAAACAACAATCTGCGCAGACACCGCGACGAACTCTTGGCGCAACTGACGACGCCCAACGCCGCCTTAACCGGAGACGGGCCGCAGGCCCGGCGTCCGGGTTGAAGGCACGGTTATACGCACAGGGCTGGAGCCGCTCGATGGAATAGTTGGGCGGCGACGCCCGGAGAGGACTGATATGGAACTGGTTGCAAAGCTGCGGTACATGGGGCGCCAATACGCGAACGGACAAGCTGCGCGCGGTGGCGGACAGCAGAAGCATTACCTCGAAGAAGCGGCCGACGAGATTGAGGCGCTGCGCGCCAAGGCGGCGCGGTGGGATGCGATTGAAACGCTGATGATCCTCGGCGATGTGGAACTGACGCAGACCGAAGACGGCGGGTACAGCATCTACGTGGAGCCGGTAGAAAACATCCTCCCGACATCGTGGAACGGGGACACGCCGGATCAGGTGGCCGACAAGGTAGCGGCGCAACTGACGACGCCCAACGCCGCCTTAACCGGAGACGGGCCGCAGGCCCGGCGTCCGGGTTGAAGGC